CAATATCGACGCCCATACCTCTACACGCCCAATAAATCCTTTTTATAGTTACTGAAGAACAAGCATTACCTGCTCCGTCTGTTGATAAAGCGGAAACATCTACTTTTTTAACAGAGGCTTCTCCTGTACCGTCTGATTCATTAGTAAACTTCACGACGGCGGTTTTAACGCCGTCTATGATAGTTTGACTTGTTACTGTATCAGCCATAAGTTACCTCCTATTATGCATCAGCAAATGGTGTAACTATAGTGCCTGAACCTAAAATTATACCTTCGACAGCGTATTTAGCTGAACCGATAGCAGTAACTTTAACAATACTACCCGCTAGTCCACCTTTAGTAGAACCATTCATAGTAATAACATCATTAGACGCACCAGAGATAAAAGTTTTACCTGTAGCGTCATCTTTACCTGTATATAGTCCACCAACAAATTTGTCAGTACCATCAGTTAAAATATCCATGTCAGTCGCTGCTGTTTCTACTACAAAGAAGAAACTAGCTCCTAAATTATTTAACTGACTAGGTTCATCGTCTCTTCCAGGAGCAGTAGCTACAATACTAGGTAAAGTAAATTTACCGTCAGCGTCATTACAAGTTAATATTTTTCCTGCGTGAGCGTCTACCGTTAAAGTAGTGTCTGCTGTTAAACTGACCACATTAGCATTACCTGCGGAAATAAATCCTGCAAGTGATCTAACTGGTCCACTGAATGTTGATTTTGCCATATTAAGTCTCCTTAATTGAATCTATCGTCTTGGCTTGTCTGCTAGGGCAGTCGATAGATATGTTGTAATATCCCTAGTTGTTTTGTCATTCTAGCTCATCCATTTCAAAAAAGAAAGGGAGCCGAAGCTCCCTTTCCTAAATAACGTAAGTGATTACGCTCCTGGTGATCCAAAGATTCCTCTCCAGTCACTAAAACCAAAACTATAACGTTCTCTCGCCTTATATCTAACGTTACCAGTTTCGAAGTCTCCTTCCATGCTGGTTGCTACAGGTGATCTAACGAAGTGTTTAAGTCCGTTAGGAACATCAGTTTTGATGAAGAAAGCGTCAGTATCTGTTAAATAATGATTAACTACGTAACCTTCTGAGACCATGCCCATGTTACGAATAGCGTTAATATCATTGTCAGATGTACCAACTCTTCCAGGAGTTTCCATCAGTCTGTCTGCTACGAATTGCAAAGCAGGTGGTATGATTAACCTTCTTGCTTGTGCATTGATCTTTAAGTTTCTTTCATCTCTGAAGTCAGCGATATCTATTAACGCTTGTTCGAGTGAAGTTTCATTAAGATCAGCTGAAGTAGACAGCTCGTTTCTCAATTCAACGTTTGCAACAGTTGGATGGTCTGTAGCACAAAGCTCTTTTCCATCACCACCAACGAATGAAGAACTAAACGCATTATTTAATACGTTAGCTGCTTTCACTTGTTTTGTTTGTTGCATAGAACGTGCTAAAGCTCTTGTGTATCTAGAAGAAAGAGTATCGTAGAGATTATCTTCGATAGCTTCTTCTGTTAACGCAAACGCTAAAGCTACGGTTTCATGAGTGTAACGAGAGGTAAATGATTCTTGTGCAGTCTCATATACCACCGCGGCTCCTTCACCTTTTACAGGTGCTTCCCCGAATCCACTTAACATAACTTCTTCTTCGAAAGCTCTTTCTGAGGTTTCTGTGTCGAAGATGTCTTCGTGTTCATCGTTGTAACGTTCGTACTCTAATCCGAAAAGAGCATGAAGTCCAGGAACAAGTTCTTTTACGAGTTGTGCTCTGTTAATTGCCATGATCTATTCTCCTTAAACTGCGAATGTGTTAGTTGGGAAGGTGAAGTAAGCTCTAGCATTAGCTCCTATTTCATTACTAGGAGATAAGTCAAAACCTACACACAAAGCAACACCACTTGAAGTAGTTGCAGTTACACCTTCTTTCGATCTGCCAGTAGTTGTACTACCTGCAGTTGTTGAGAGAGTGTACTTATCGCCGATAAAACTTACCGCAGGAGTTCCTGCTGTAAATTGAGCTTCGTATACGATCCCAGGATCATTGTATACAAGAGCTTCGGCGTCTGCACTACCTAAAGTTGCTGTGCCGCCAGTCCACACTTTTGAAAACGTAGGCGTTCCATCCGTTGCCGTAAAAAATACTCCATAAAAAACACCTACAGGAGTACCAGTTGCCGTGCCTTGAATGACATATCCACTAGATAAATTAACTACATCACCACTAAATATTGATGCTGAAGTTCCACTAGCTATTCTCATTCTTGCAGGTCTGATAGTACCACCGTACATGTGATATGCTGGAGTAAACCCATCGGGTGCATTTACATTAGCCATTTTTGCCTCCTATGCCTAAAATAAAATATTACTTAATCGTCGGAATTATTCCTACTACCAAATTCAACCTTAGAAGACCTTTGGATATCGCTATCTTTAATCGGCATTCTAGGGTCACTTTCTCGCATTAAGTTTTGATCTACACCTTGTAACGCAGAATCAGACTGATCTTTAAAATAAGCTGTTCTTTCGTTCGCGGTTTCAATCGGAACTTTTGCGAGTATTAGTCCACCTACCCCTATGACTCCTTTATTTTTTCCACTATCTACAGTTGGGGCTTCAAAGTCAGGATATTCTTCTGCTCTTACAGGTTCATATCCTTCTCTAATACGTTTAGACATATTAGACTTATCGTCCTGTCCTCTAGTAGCTTCTCTAATCCACCTAAACTGATATCCAGGAGGTGGTTCGGGTGCGTCTAACATTGACGGGGGTTTCCAAGGCGTTCTGCGAGTTTGAGAGTCTCGTGTCTCTGCAGATCGTGAGTTACGATCAGTGACGTCTGGTTTATATTCTTCTGTCATTTTATACTCCTTCGATATGCTTAGCATATTCTTCTAGTGGCACATTTAGTCTTTTAGCTATCGCTACTTGACTAGGTGTCAACTTGATTTTGCGTGATGATTTTTTACCACTAGCACCTCTGCTACTGGCAGCAACCTGTTGCACGGGGGCAGATTGCTCTTCTGAAAACTTGTGCGGAAAATTATCTCGCATACGTTTGTCAACTTCTTGATAATAGTTATCGGAAGTTGGGTCAATCCCTTCTTCTACGATTTCTTTATGTATACCAAAAGCTGCAAACGTCATAGCAGAATCAGTTCCAAACCATGTATTTCTTGACGCCCATTCCTCTGCTTTAGGGTCTGGTGTTGTTTGCGTCGCATTAATAGATGGTTTATATTCTTCAACAGGAACTTCTTCAGCTTCATCTTTTTCTTTGAGCTGTTGTTGTGCAGATAACCTTCTAAGATTTTCTGCCTCAGCACTGGCTCTAGATAATTTTTCTGTTGCATCCGTAATCGCTTCCGCGTCTCCTGCTTCTTGAGCTGTTTTTAAATAACTTTTTGCTCTTTCAATATCAGATTGTATACGATTGTCATACTCTTTGAAAAGGGAAGAATCAGAATTCTTTAATTTTTCTTTTAGTTCATTATTAGTATTACTAATGTTTTGAGCGTAACTAACTGCTTCATCGCGTTGCCTTTCGGCTTCTCGCATTTTATAAGTTAGTTTATCAATACGTTTTTGTACTGACTCACTTATAGTATCTAACTCGTCTTTTGGTTGTTCTTCTTCAGCTGCGACGACTTCTTCTTCCACTACGGAATTATCGACATCAGCTGCCCTTGGGTCAACTTCCCCTTCGGGAAGTTCTAGTTCTATTTTTTCTGCTTCTTCTTGCATGAGTCCTCCTCAAGTTGTTATGATAAAATTGCTTCGGGGTCGTCAATAGTTGCTAAAATTTCGTCATCGTTTAAAAGTCGCATATCGCCACCTTCTATCTGAAAACGAGCTCCAGCATACCTACCAAAAATTACCCAATCACCTTCTTTACACCAAGCTCCGTCTGGAAACTTATTCATATCTTTATATGCGTCAGGTCCCGTAGCGACAACATAACCAACAACAGTAGCAAGACGTTCTTTATCTACTGTTTGTTTAGCTAAATGTATACCGCCTTTAGTAATACTCGACATACTAAAAGGTAATATTAAAATACGATACCCCGTTGGACGTGGTAACTTATTTGCATGAGCTTCTAAATTTTCGTGCGTAATAGTGTTTTCTACAACTGGTTCTTCAGTTTTTAACGAAGCACCATTACTACCAAAATTATCTACTCGATCTGGAACAGTATCAGTCATTTGCATCCTCCATATTAGAATGTAAGGTTTGAATTTCCTGTTCAGCTAAACTCAAACCCGCTATTTCACCTACTATCCGTTGGTATTGTTGTATATCTTCAACACCACCAGCAGCAAGTGTTTGCGTGAGTGCTTCTTTACGCTCACGATATTTACGGAGCAAATGCTCCGTAGCCACGATATAATCCATTATTTAATGTAATTATACCAAAGAAGTCCTTTCGTTTGCCCGTAGGCAGCTTTTACTTTTGATTCTTTACCAACGACATTACCTTTAGCGTCAGTGTTTACTTCCCCTGCTTTTACTACTTCAGTTTTAGTAGTGTCTTCCATAGCAGGTACGCTAGGTGCAGGTTTACTCGCTTTTTTAGAAGGAGCAGGATAGTCTCTATTTCTATGCATTATTATCTCCGTTTTGGTTTCTACTTTCACGAACAGTTTTTACTAATTCGTTATAGTTCTTATCAGCGTCAGCTTTTGCTTTCAACTCTAATTCTTGTAATTGTATCGCATCTTTACTGTCTTGTTTTCTTAAATCTGCTTCTATTTGTTCTCTTCGGATTTGTGCATTTAGTTGAGCTTTTTGTAATTCTATTTCAGCAGCTCTTAAATCGTCCATTTCTTTTTGCATTAATTGTTCTTTTTCTAATGCCAACTGTTGTTGGAACATCTGCATTTGCGGTGTTTGTTGTGCTGCGGCTTGAGCTTGTGCCATCGCTTGAGCTTGACCTGTAACTTGTTGCGTAGCTTGTGCTGCCATACCTGCTATCTGATTCATAATCTCTGGTGGCATTTCTTCACCGACAGGTGGTAATTGTTGTCCTAACGCTTGTTCTATTTGCTGTCTATATAACATCGCTTGATGTTCTTGAATATTAGCTCCAATGATTTTCATAGCCGCAGGGTTTTGTTGTACCATTGGGTTTTGCATAAAAGCACTATGACTAGCGATATACGCTTCATGGTTTTGAAATTCGTACGCTTTTATAGGATTACCTGTAATTGCTGCTTGTTCTTCGGTGACAGGATCACGAGCAGGTATTTGTTCTTCTTCAGGTAATACCGCATCAATATCTTTTATATTTAAAGCAAGATACATTTTACGATACGCTTCTCGTAAGTCATGTAATTGCGGAGCAGATTGTGCCATTTGTAATTGAGTTTGAGCTAACGTAATACGTTGCGTCATACTAAAAATATTAGGATCACTTACAGGAATTACATCAACGCTATCATCGAAGTCTTCTTTAAATACATTTTCTGAAGCTCCTTGTACTTGATACGGATATTGTTGTGGTAAAAACTGACTAAATACTCTTTTTAAAATTTTAAACTCAGTTTTTTGTGCGTAGTGTAATCTTTTATGTATTGCGGACATAATACGTTGTCCTTTTTCTAGAAGAGCTACCGTAGTACCTACGGGTGCTTGAGAATTACCGTCGCCTGTTGGGTCTTCTATTGTTGCCGCAAAACGTTTACCCGAATCTACTAAAGCACCTAATAATTGCGTTAATGTTCCGCTAGGTTCTTTATAAGGCAACGGTAAAAATGCATCTTGTAATCTACCACCAGGAGCATCAACATCTCGCCACTCTCCTGGCTGTAACGGATCATCGTGACGTTGAATATTTAACCCACGGGCTTTAAATCCTGCAGGTAAGTTAGAAAGTGTCCCTGCATCGATTAATTGACGGAGTAGGGCGGTAACTGATTTAGTTAAACCGCCCATCATATGAATTAACCCAAAACCATAAAACCCTAATCCTGGAAGGAATTTATAATGCGTAAAATGTTCTATTTTTCTACGCATTGGGTCATTTTGATCATAGTTTGGTCTAATTGCTAATACTTTATTGTTATCTTTACAAATAGTTACAATATACGGCAACGCTATTCCTGTTTCCTCACCGTTTGCATTAGTATCTTGATAACCTTCTAAGTCTAAATCAACGTGAAGCTCTAATAACGTGTATTCTTCGTCATTTATTGTTCTACTAATACCTTGTAACTCGTCAACTTTGTCATCTACCGCAGTATTATCGGTACCACTCATCGGATCGCTTAATTCTACGTCTCGATAGAAGCCAGAAAGTTGTAATTTACGTAATTCATTTTCATTCATGTGGATTACGTGAGTAATTCTTGGTGCGGTAAGTAAATCTACCGCAGAATAAGGCACTACTAAGTGTTCTGCTTTAACAAAACGAGCAACAGCACGTCCTAATGCAGGATCATAGTAAATTTTTTTAAATGCGGAGCCAGATAACGGTAAATAAAACAATAATTGGTCCATTTCTGGATCATATTCTTCCATTTTGTACGTAATTTGATAATTCATGAAGTTTTTTACACGATTTGCTTTTTCTGCTTTCGAATTATCTATTTGACCTAGTATTTCTGTGTCTACAGGACCTCCTGCAGGTAATAATTCTTTATATGCTTGAGCTTGAAACTGAGTAACGGCTTCGGCTAGTATAGGATGGTGTACTCCTGAGGCACCTTGGAAAGGTTCTGACCTTGATTCAGAGTTTATACCTAAACATTCTAACCCGTCAGCGTAAGTATTAAACCAATCGTCTCGAGATTCTAAATCTTCTTCGTATAATTGAGTTAATTCACTAGCAATACTATTTAATTCGTTTTCGTCTAGTTCTTCGGCTAAGTTTTCACCAAATTTATTTTCAGATTGTTCAGGCATATCGCTGCCTAAAATAACAGAACCGTCGGGTTGTAAAAAAACTTCTGTTTCTTCAGGTGTTTCTGCAGTAATTTCTAACTCTATTTCTTCATTAGGAGTAGAAATTATAGGAACAGGTTGTTTTTCAATAGCCATTAGCTTGAATCATAGTACTATTTGTATTAATAATAAACCCTATCGTTAGGATAATAATCTTCGTCATCAGAAAAATCACTACTTAACGTTAAAAATCCGCCTTCTCTAAACCTTGCTAACGCTAACGTAGTTGCGTCTACTAAATCATCGTTTTCTCCTGCGGGAAAATCACTAACTTCTTCCATAAGTTCTTCACCAAATCTATTATCAGGTACCCAAACTCTACCATCTTGAAAAATAGGTGAGACAGAATTTAATCTAGCAATTTTATCTTGACCTTTTCCTGGAGAAAAAGTGTTTACGGGTATACCAATACGTCTAAGTTCTTGTACTAACGGTATACCACTAGCTTTAGCTTCAATAATTACCGTATCAGGTTCCCAATAATCGTATAAACGTAGAGCTTCGTTTTTTAATTCTGGGAAATCGTAACGTTCTTTAATACAATCTATTAAAATTAAATGAGCTTCATCTCCTGAATATATTTCTTCACCTATTTTACCCTCAGGATAAAACACGCCCCACGTAGTTATCGCGGTAAAATCCGCTCGTTCGGATTTTAAAAATGCCGTATCGTAGCTTTGTATTAAATATTGACATTTAGGTGGCTTTTCTTCTTCCCAAATATTAAACCATTCTTTAGGAATTATCGAAATACCCTCTCCCGTAGGTCTTTGCATATATTGTGCCGCCCATTTAGATGGACTTACCGACGCTTTTATACCTTCTAGTTCTTCTAATTTCCAAAAACTTTCCCAAAGCGGTTTACCACTAGGTAAAATTGCAGGAAATTCTATAATTTTCCATTGATCAGCACCTTCATCTTGTGCCATCTTTTTAGTTAATCGTCCTGTTAAATCTTTTTTATTCCAACGCGTCATTACAATAACGATTGCACCTCCTGGTTGTAACCTTTGTCGCGGTCCTGCCATATACCATTCGTATGCTTCTTCTAGAGCTTTATCAGACATCGCGTCTTGTTCCGAATGTGGGTCGTCAATAATAAATAAATCTGCTCCTCTTCCTGCTAACGCACCCCCAATACCTGCGGCATAGTATTCACCGCCTTTATTAGTTAACCATTTACCCGCCGAACGGCTGTCCGCTTTTAATTCAGTTTCAGGAAATAGTTGACGGTATTCTTCGCCGTCAATTAAATCCCTAACTTTTCTACCAAAATTAACCGCAAGGTCAGCTGTGTGGGTCGCTTCAATAATTTTTAATTTAGGATTTTTACCTAATAAATACGCAGGGAATAAATGCGACGCGAACTCTGATTTAGTATGTCTAGGTGGCATATTAATTATTAATCTTTTTAATTTGCCGTTAGCGATGTCGTCAAACGCTTGTGCCATTTTTACGTGGTGATTTCCAGAAATAAATTCGGACCACATAGATTTTACAAAATCTAAAAACGTACCTGTTGCTTGTTCTTGGTATTCACGTTTTTCTAATTCTTCTAATAAAATCGTAAATTCTTTCGCTTCTTCTTTAGTTAAATGTGAAAAGTCAATATTACGTAGGGCTTTTAATTTATCACGAGTATCAGTCATCGTTTCATTAATTCTTTAATTAATCCTTCAATATCTTCGTAAGGTATTTCGTCTAAAATATTTAAATTTTCACTAGGGTTTAACGAAATAAAAGTATCGCTATTATCTACCCCTCTACGTTTATTAGGTATTCTAATTGCATCAATACCGATATTACGTAAACCTTCACTCGCTGCTTTAGTAAAACTGTTAGGTACGCCTACGATATTTTTACGTAATTCTTTTACTTGAAAAGCAGGTTCGATAAGATTTTTTTGTGAAAGATTTATTTCAAGGTTTTTTAATAATCTATCCATTTGTTTAGAAGTATCACCAACCGTTAACATATTTTTAAAATCGGGTTCCGTGATATATGCTGACCCAGGAGCACCTTGCGAAGGTCTACCCATAGCGAATTGTTTAAGTCTAGGGTCAATAAATTTATCTACTAAATAAAGTCCGCCTTCTGAACCAGAACCTTTAGGTAATTCAAAAGAACCAATACCTTTAGTTTGACTGCCGTGAAAAATATTTTTAGGATCATTTATTAAATCTAAAATACCTTGATTAGTACTAAGCACAGGAGCTTGTGGTACTTCTAACCCTGTTTCTTTTTTTATATCTTTTTGTAAACTTTTAATTCTCGCATTAACTTTTACTAATTGTTGTTTAGCTTTTTCTTCAGCTACCTCTGCCGCTCTACCATCTTTAGAAATATTATTACGTTCTCTTACTATGGTTCGTTTAAGTTGTTCTGCTTCTTCTACTGCTTTCATATAAGGTTTTATTAAAAATGCAGGAATACTTTTAAAAATACTAGCCGCAGCAAAACCTTGTGGTGTTGATGAAATTAAATTTAAAGGGTCGGTAACTGTTTCGTAAGCGAACTTTGCACCTTTTTTAATATTTTGATAATCAGGACGATTACGTAGTTCGGGATTTACTGTTTCTAAAAGACCGCTAAGTCCGCCGCCACGTATATTAGCTAATAGTTGTTCTAGTGGACCTAAAGCAGGTTTTAATTGTTGTTCAGCCATAAAAAGTAAAGCAGTTAATCATTAGGAGGGGTTTCTTTGGTCGCGGTGTCTTTATCATAATTACGATAATATTCTACTATTGATAATATTTGTTTTATGTACCTCGTAACTTCTGCCATATTCATCGATAAATTTTCATAATTTTTAGTGGTCAGTGCATAATACGCAACGGCAGGAGCTTTACCTTCTTCTACTAATTTTAAATATTCTGCCATAATTTCAGGAGTTAATACTTCAAACTTAACTTCTACTCCTTGTATTTCTATAGGCAACGGTGGGTGGTACATTGGTGCGGGTAACGCAATAGTGTTTACCTCTACGGGGGTGGTTCTAGGAAGTAGTGCACAACCGCCTAGAACCGTGAATAAACTAACTACTAGGAGAGATGTCTTCATCCTTGGGGAGGAGATGTGATCTGAGTTAGTTCATCCATAACTTTTTGAGTGCCTTTATTTATTATTTTCTCAATAAGTTTAGGTTTGTTTAATGCTAAATTGCCAAGATCGTGCTTAGCAAATGTTTTTCTTAATTTAGTAACCTCACGGAGTGCTTCTTGTTTTTCCGCTTCTAAACTGTCTAGTTGAGCGTTATGTTTTTCTTGGTCAGCTAAATAGTTTTTAATTGATTCGTTTTGTTCAGATATTTTATCTTGTAGGATTACTTGATTGGCTTTAGCTTGTGTTAATTGATTAAACAGAAAAGTAGAACCTGCCAAACTAGCTACTAAAAGACCTCCAAGAATTAAACTTAATTTAAAACCCAT